ATTCAATATTTCTATTCATTTGTGCCAATTGTATAATTGACGTCATAGGATACTTTTTCGCGCTTATGAAGACTCTCTCGAGTTCTTGCATTGTCTCTATAACGCTACCTATTGGCTTTGTTAATAGAGCATGATCATACATTATTATAAAATGTTTATTAGTTCCTTTTACATATGAATTATAGAAATATCTAATAATATCTTCCGCTTCCTTGGGAGTAGTAGGATTATCTACAAACCATATAGGATACTCCTTTAGTTGATTAGATACTGTTACGACTTTTCTGAAGGTCTCGTCGTCCAGGTCCGTTTCCGAACTATACAAAGTTGAAGTCGTTTTCCTAAGCTTACTAGAAAGCGTTCTTCCAACTTGCCTAAATCCAACCATCTCTAATGAGAAAATTAGAATAATTATTTCTTCTCCTTGATTCAAATCAATAATATCAGTAGAAATTTCGTTGGCAAAACTCGATTTTCCACTACCCGAAATACCAGCTATGGTATAAACGGTATTAGGTTCAATACCTCCCATACACTGCTTATTAAACTTTGCCCATCTAGTCTTAAGAGACACTATAGAGTGTTCCTTACGACCAGCGATATAGTTAATAGCTTCTTGAGCTACAACTGACATTGGTCGTATAAAATTAGATAAGTTCTGTTCCATAAGTCGATTCCTCAATTTTAGAGTTGTCTTGCATTTCTTCCTCAGATTCTTCCCATTGATGGTCAACTAGCCATCTCCACATCGTCTTCATATAACTTAGTTTTCCTTCGTTAGTCTTTTTCTTCATTTCGAAGTCAAGACATTGAATCAGATGTTGAGCCATTGCTTCACTTTGACCTACATAGACATTAAATAAATGTCTGCATTTGTTAACGTTTGCCCTCAGATAGTTTTTTGTACCATCTGGTCGTAAAACATATATTGGGTACATCTCATAAAACAGATCGAAATAGTCCTTTTTAGGGCGGACTATATCCTTAAGCGCATCTGTTGCATGATATGTAATTGACTTACCTCTCTCGATCGAGGTAATAAGTCCCTGAGAAACTAAGTTTGATATTTCTTCGTCGCTAATTAGGCTGACAATTTTGCGGACGTCTTGATTATAAGTTTTTTGATTCTTATCCAATACCAAACTTAGGAATATTAATTGATTTGAATTTAATCCTGGTATATCCAGGAGTTTTGTGTTTAGTTCAATAATCATGGCTCTTAGGCTCTTAGTTATCAAATATTGTGAGTTGTCGATTGATAAACTCTGAAACAATAGTTTTTGCTTTTCCAATATAGTATTGGTAGTTTATCTTTCTTTCCTCTATTGGGGTACTATCTATATGATTTAATAGGATTATTCCTACATCAGACAATATGCTTTCCTTTTTTGTTTCGTACATTTTGTCTTTTACTCTCATAAGGTAATATCCACTATTTGACGCGTAATATCTGTTAATCCTTTGAACTGGTTTATTTCCATATTCAACTTTAAACTCCCTGTTTACGCTTTGAGACATTAGGAAGTCACGGATATTCTTATCCTCCTTAACAAATTTGTCTATCGGTTCTTTAGTTAAAAAATAGTTTATCACAGCTTTAGATATAACAACTGGTGTCATGCTATTGTTTAATCCAATTTCTGTGATAAACTTGCCTTTCTTTTCTATCAGTGATGGATCTCCAGATTGTGAGTATCCTTTGCGAATTCCAAAGTAATTATTCACGTCGTACTGATAAAACGACTCGTAATCATCGGAATCGAAGTGTAGTTTGGTTATATTTTCAACTTCGTGAATAAACTTGTTTATCAATTCACGATTTGCCTTGTCTGCTATATATACGACACCATCTGTATTAACTTGTACAATCTTACAATTAATAGACAGAAGACGATCTACTAACATCAGAAGTATGAGTTGCCCATTCATACGTATCTTGTAGGCATTTAATGGATCGTAAGCCCAACTACTTTCGTTTTGCATCTTTCCAATTGGTGAATTTAAAGCAAATTTAAACGCCTTAGCTTTCAATTCATCGTGATTACGTTTGGCAATAACCCTCTCTTTGTATAGAGATTCGTATACATTCCAAAAGTCTTTTCCTAAGTGAACTGGCAACCACTTGTATATGATTGCTAATGATGGGTACATAGACGTAACGTCGGAGTGCCCAATATATTGGTCAGCTGTAGGCTTGAAGATTCTTGGCTCATTTATGGTATGTATCCCACCTTCGCCTATAGAATAGCAAGTGTTCGAGAGAACAAACTTCTTCTCGTAGTTTTTTTGTTTCTTGTCAGACTTACATGGGTAACATGTAGCGTTCTTTACATCCAACAAGACTTCTTTCAACTTTGGATTAGAATATTGTATAAATGGGAGAATGATGTCTTTGTTTTCTATTTTTGCAACACGTCTTATCTTTGATTTTGCTTCTTCTAAAGCTACTCCTTTTAGATTAGACTTACGTAATAGGATTTCTTCTCCTATTCGTATATTACTCATAGATAAGGCATCAAACCCCCATTCTTTTTCTACTTCTAGCCGTAAATCTACTTCATCTTTTACAGTATTTAGTAATAACTCTGTAGCATCTACGTCATTTTCGTTGTATTTTATCATATCGTCTATCTCTGAATCCAATAGACGCTGATCAAATCCTGCTTCAAATTCTTGAACGTTATCCATTCCTAATAGAATTTCAACTTCTTTCAAGCTTTTCTGTTTTGCAGCAGAATATAACATAGTCATAAGATCAAAAGAATAAAAGTAATTTGCATACTTATATTGTTTTATCTTATCAATGTTTTCCGTTTTCTCTGATTCTATAATTGCCTTACTCAGATAGTATAAAGAGTTACAAATTTTAAGATAATCAAACCGCTTCATAGTATTTCTAAAGAATATCATGTAGTTAATAACAATGTCATCATAATGGTGATTGTTGTATCCACACATTATGTGTTCTACTCTCTTGAAATAAAAGAAGTCAATTAGTTCTTCTAACTGATTTTTTCGGTTTGATATCTCGAATTTATATTTTTTATGACTCTCTGAATCTGATACAAGACAATGAAAACAGTTTGGAAAAACCTCTATATCATATAATGCTACAGGTCTTTCTTTTATTTTCATAGTAGTTCTAACCGGATTCGAACCGATGACCTCCGGGTTTATCCTCCCGGTGCTCTGACCACTGAGCTATAGAACCGACCCCGTCGGGCCTACATGACATACACGATATGTGCGGACGCTGATTGATGTTTTACGTCTTTCGGTACCTTTCTCGCTGCCACATATCAGTACCACATGTTGTGCCTAGTGAGGGTTTGCACCTCGCAGTCATATCCATTTCTGGAGCACACTAGGCTAGCCCCTGGTGTCGAGGCTAATAATCACTTAAAACTTTGTTTATGCGGCTGCTGCCATTTTTGGCAACAGGATACGGCCACGCTGTTTCTTATGATCTCTTAAATTTGTACAAACACACTTAGGATGTCTCTTCTTAGTTATGTTTGTCATATGTTGAGCTTTACGCATGACTTTGCTCTCAGCTGACAGGTTGTTTACCCCACCAGCTTTTACAGTTTCACTGAATTTGTCAGTGATCTTAGCCACTTCAAGCTCTTCGTATTTATTGTCATCGATTTCAAATCTGCCAATCAATGACAATTTATTTGTATACTTATTGATGACTAAATCTCTAAGTCTTTCTTCTGCACTTTGCTTTTCCTGTTCCCAGATCGGATACTGCTGCGAATAGAACAGGTCGTCTTTTTTGACTGGACATGGGTGCTTTTGCTCCCATTTTTGCAATTTGTGCTGAACATAGCCTTCCATGAGTTCTGTGTGGTTAAGTTTCTTAACTTTTTTGCTAGATTCAATTGCAACTGAATCGCGCTTAAGCAATAAGTACCAAGGTCTCTTACGTTTAAAGCCCTTAATACCATGCTTTTTACAAAATTCACTGGTTGTGCCATGATGTTTGTTAAAATCTTTAAGCCACTTCTCTTTGGCGTCACGATATTTTTCAACATAATCGTCCAAATATTGATTATTCTGGGTATTCATAACGTTGCCTCCTATTATTAAGCTGCTTGCTTAGTTGACTTTTGTTTAACTTCTTTTACCTGTGTAGGCTTCTTGTTTACAGCCTTAGCCTTAACTTTGAGTCCACGACGAAGTTTACGTCCTTCAGCTTTAGAGCCATGACGGAAATTGTATGTGTTCTTCTCACGTGTCTCCTTGGCCTTCTTCTTAGCTCTACGAAGATTGTAGAAGTTAACACTGATATTCTTGGAGCACTCAATAGTATGAGGATCTCCTCCCTTCTTGTGCTTGTTGTGATTGTCTGACATATCTATGCCAGCCTCTTCGAATGGAGACTTGCTATCAGAACGGTACTGATAG